CAGCAAATAAACTTCAAATTGGTTCAGTTGGAACTACTGGCTTTGGAGCTAATGATATAGCAATAGGTAATGGTACTCAAGTAATGACTTTCTATCAATCAAGTACTATTTCTAATTGGTATACAAACACTAGTTTCGCATTATTGCCTGCTGGAGCAGGTGCTGTTGGCAACGTAGGTATAGGTTCATCATCACCCGCCTATAGATTAGATGTTAGTGGACAAGGTAGATTTAGTGGAGTATTAACAGCAGACTCAGATATCCTTACAAGAACAAAATTACAAATTTCTAATGGTAGATTATTCGAAATTATTGGATCTTCTACATCATTAAACATATATGACGGATCAGCTGGATCTTCTAGAATGTTAATTGACTCTAATGGTAATGTCGGTATAGGTACTACAACTGTACCTTCTAAATTAACAATAGCACCAGCTGCTTTAACAACTGTATCAACAATAGAATTTACTAATACAGATAATGCTGTTATAAGTTCACATTTTAGCCAAACATTTGCTATTGATAATACTAATGCAGTTGGTGGTAGATCATTTGTGTTTGCTAAAGGAGCTAAAGGATATGGAAACCAACCTAGTACACTAATGCAAATACTTGGTGATACTGGAGCTACAATGGCTCGCTCTGTAAATCTATCAGGTGCTAAAGTAGGTCAAGATGAAGAAATAGGAAGTTTAGCTGGTTTAGTAGGATGGTATACAGGAGATTCATATAATGCAACTGATAAAGTATGGTATGATATTTCTGGTAATGCTAACCATACAAACGGATCACAAGGATCTCCAACTAAAGTGACATTTAGTGGTGGTGTTCAAAATGCTTATAAATCATTTAGTGTTGTTAGTGGTAGTACAAGTGACGCTTTAGTGTGGCCAACAGCTATTCTTCCTACAACTTATACTTTATTCCATGTGGCTAGATATGCTGGTGGTACTGAAGCAAGAATTTTTTCAGGATATACTACAAACTGGTTATCTGGTTTCTGGAGTGGAAATTCTGGAGTTGCTTTTCATCAAGGATGGATAACAGATCAAACAGATCATTTTACTACTAACTGGGTACTTTCAACAGATCAAAACTCATATTACAAAGGTCAAAGTAATGCTTCTGTATACTCAGCTACAGGTGGTGGAGGAACAAGTGACAGACTTAGCATTAATGCAGGTAATAATGGAGAACCATCAAACTGGATGGTAGCTGAAGTTATTGTGTTCAATAGATCATTAACTACAGAAGAAATACTATATGTTGAAACCTACCTAGCTAGAAAGTATGGTTTACCAAACAATAATAACTACTTCCAAGGTAATATTAACGCCACAGGAGATATTATAGCATACTTTAGCTCAGATGCTAAATTAAAAGATAATATTAGCGCTATTGAATCACCACTTGAAAAAATATCAAAGATAAATGGTGTGTCGTTCAACTGGAATGATAAACAATCTGTTTACGAAACAGGTAAAAAAGATTATGGTGTAATAGCTCAAGAAGTTGAAGAAGTATTACCTGAACTTGTAACTACAAGAGATAGTGGATATAAAGCAGTACGATATGAAAAGATAGTACCATTGCTTATTGAAGCAATCAAAGAACAACAACATCAAATCGATGAACTTAAATATTTATTACAAAACAAATAAAATAAAATACAATGGCCGTTTCTTACAATTGGACAATTAACCCGTTAGAAGCTTACCCTACCTCATCAGGTGAACTTGATGTAGTATTCGTGGCTCACTGGCAATTACACGCTACTGAAACAGTAGAAGATGTTACTTACAATGCTACCTCAATTGGTACTCAATCTATCCCTGTACATTCAGGATCAGCGTTTATTCCTTTTGAGGAATTAACATTAGAAGTAGTACAAGGATGGGTAGAAGAAGGTATGGGCGCTGAACAAGTACAAAACTTAAAGGATGGATTAGCAACTAACATCGCTAACCAAATCAATCCTCCTGTAGTGACTTTACAATCACCTTGGACTATCCCTCCAACACCAACTCCTACAGCAGAACCAACACCAACACCGTTTGTACCAACAGGTTCAATCTAAAATAAACTAAAATAAGTTATGGCACTACCATCACAGGGAGTACTTAGTTCAGACATTATATCTTTAGAAGTAGGAGCTTCTACTGGCACAACTCACAAGTTGGCTGGTGGAACAACTCCTACTACTGATTCTATGGTGTACTGGTATCGATCAGGTAATGTTAATACTGCTGGTGTTAACCAGTCAGCTCCATTCAATTACAGTGATTTCTACGCTCAAGAAGCGTTATATAAATGTACAAGATATGTAGCTGGAGGTTCAACAGGTACTGCTACTATTGTAGCATATCCTGGTATTCCTACTAACATTAGTGTTCCTGCTAATACAGATAAAAACTATTGTACACGCATGAACTATGATGGTACTATGGCTGTAACTAGTAATAGTGGTTTAACAGTGACAGCAGGAGGAGCATGCAATGGAAGAGTATCATCAGGTAACTCAGCTGCGTCTCAACTTGGTGTTTATGGAATGAATGGAGTAAGATTATACTCTACAGTTAATAGTGATGGTAGTGGTACTTACATAGATTGGAAAACAGCTAATGATGGTGGTTCTTATTCTGGTACCTATTGGGCTAATCCAAACCAATCAACAGCTGCTGGTAGATTAAACCAAACAGGTATTTGGTCTGGTTCTCAAACTTATGTTGGAACTGGTAGTTTATCTTTTGGTGTAGCTGTACCTAGTACAGGTACTTATTTTGTCGGAGTAGGTAGTGATAACTACATAGCTTTATATGTTGATAATGTATTCCAATTCGCCCAAACAGCCAACATATCAGATGTAAATAACTTTAGATATTGGCATATATATCCTATCACTTTAAGTGCCGGAACTAGAACAATTAGAGTATTAGGCACTAATATTGGTTCTCAAGGATGCATGGGTGTTGAAGTATATAACAATACTTCAACCCAAATATCAGCTAGTATAGCTTCAGCTCCTGGAGGATCTGCTACCCCATCTGGAATTAATATTCTAGACTCATCTGCTAATTATAAAGGATCTGGTGTTATTGGAGCATTTTTTAATAATACATCAATAGAATGTCCTCAACCAACAATGACACCTACACCAACACCAACTTTAACTCCTGGTGCTCCAACACCTACACCAACATTAACTCCAACTTTAACACCTACACCTACTCCAACTCCTACTCCATCACCAACACCAACACCTGGTGGCGTAGCTTATATAGCTATTTACAATAACTCACTTGATGTACCTATTACAGGTGTATATATTAATGGAGTTGCGGTTAATTATGATAGTGGAGCTAACTTTAATGTTGATGCAGGCGAAAATGGAACATTTACAACTACTGCTTATGTTTCTGGTGCATCTAATACTATATTTGTTGATTATGGTGGCCATATACCAAGCCAAAATATAAACATATATGATACTGGAGCTGGTACTATATGTTGTACATTAAATGGATCATCTGGCACCTGCACATTAGTAAGTGCCCAAATAGATAGTGGAGCTACAGTTTATGTTTATGTTGCAGATGGAGCTTGCTTCTAATAAATAAATTTGGTTGCTTTCACAAAGTATTATATATTTATATATAGCATTAAAAACACAATTTATGACTTTATTAATTATTATTCTATTGTTAGCAGTTGCAGGATTTGTAGCTTATTCAGTTAACAAAAAACAAGAACAAAAAGTTGAAGTAAAACTTCACGATGAATCTCATGACTTAGCTCCTGAAGCTACCCCAGAACCAGCTATCGTTGAAGCTATTGTAGCTAAAGCGGCCGCTAAAAAGCCAGTTGCTAAACAATCAGCAACTAAAAAACCACAAGCTAAAAAACAAGCTAAAAAAGTAAAATAATATATGGAAAAAATCACATTAAAGTTGCATGAATTCTATGCTTTAGAAAGTGAACTTAATGGAGTTACGAACCAACAAACAGGTGAAGTAGTTTCTAAAGGTTTATTAAGTGAAAAGATTAAGTTAGTAACTAAGTATTGGTTAACTGATCTTAACAAAAAAGTTGCTGCTGAGAAAGAATCAGTAGAGAAACTTAAGGAAGAATTGATTAAGAAATACGGTAAAGAAGAAGATGGTGCTATTAGTATTCCAATGGCAATTGACCAAGTAGATGAAAATGGTGAAGTTGTAAAAACAAAAATTACTAAAGAAGACGGTACTGAAGAAGAAGTACCTGTCAAAGTTTACAACCCAGACTTCATTAGCTTCCAAAATGATTTTAACGCTTTACTAAGTGAAGAACGTGAACTTGAATACCACGCTTTTAAACTAGAAGATTTTGAAAGTGTAGAGACAGATGGTGTTTATAATACATTCTTTAAATTAATTAAGGTAGATGAGTAATAAGTTAACACCTGAAGAATTAGAACAGGTGAAAAATATAAGAAAACAATACGCTGATATAGCATATAGTTTAGGTGAGAATCAATTGCAAAAGCGTAATTTATTAAACCAATATGATAACTTAACTCTACAAGAACAAGCATTAGCTGCTGACTTAAATACTAAGTATGGCACTGGCTCAATTAATGTAGAAACAGGTGAGATATCATAGATTATAATATGTATTGTTAGGTGTTAGGAGTAAATAGGAATTGCCCCGTCAGCGATGATGGGGCTCTTCCAATACTTATCGTTTTATATCAATCCCTTCATATTTATCATTAGATAAAACATACATAAAAACATGGCGCAAGAAACATTAATCTCTCCAGGCGTACTAACCGTAGAAAACGACCAGTCATTTATAACACAAGGTCCAGTTACCGTAGGTTTAGCGTTAGTAGGTCCAACAGTTAAGGGTTTACCTAACGTTCCAACTGTTGTAACTTCATATAGTGATTTCAAAAACAAATTTGGTGGTTCATTCATTAGTGGCGGTGCTGCTTATGAATTCTTAACTTCAGTTGCAGCTTATAATTATTTCTTACAGGGTGGTAGTACAATATTAGTGACAAGAGTTGTTGCTAGTACTTTTACTCCTGCTACTTCAAGTTTAATTGCTACAACTGCTAGTGCAGTCACTCCTTCATTTGTTTTAGAAACATTAAATGTAGGTACTATAAACAATAACGAAGGTACTATTCTAAGTAATAACTCATTATCAAATGGTACAGCTGATAACGTTCGTTGGGAAGTAACAAATACAAACACTAAAACAGGTACATTCTCAGTATTGATCCGTAGAGGTGATGATAATCAAAACAGCAAAGTTGTTTTAGAAACTTATCCTAATGTTTCTTTAGATCCATTACAACCTAACTACATCGCAGCAGTGATTGGTGACTATAAAAAATCACCTCAACCTGATGGAAATGGTAGTTGGTATATTCAAATTTCTGGTAGCTATCCAAATGCTAGCCGTTACGTTCGTGTTAAATCAGTAGCTTCAACTCCTAATTATTTTAATAATGCAGGTGGTGTTGGAACTGATGGAGCTGGAAATAGCTGGTCTGGCTCATTACCAGTAGTTGGTAGTGGTTCAGTAGGTGGTGCTTTTGGTGCTGCTTCAGGTAACGACATTCCAAACATTGGAAATTCATTAAATACAGATATAGCTTCTAACGGTACTTTTACAACTCAAGGTTTACGTTCAGATGCAACAATAGATAACTATTATACAGCCTCTTCAATCCTAGCTAATAAAGATGAATATGACTATTCATTATTATCAGCTCCTGGTATTATAGCTCAGTATCATGTAGCTGATGCTAGCTTTATTCAAAACGCTGAAGCAAGAGGTGATTACTTCTACATAACTGATTTAGTACCTTTTGGTTCTACATTGGGTGCTTCAGTAACTCAAGCTCAAGCTATTGATACTAACTATGCTGGTGCTTATTGGCCATGGGTTCAAGTAGTGTCTCAAGAAACTAACAAGTTAGTTTGGGTACCTGCTTCAACTGTAATGCCTGGTGTTTACGCATTTAACGATGATGTAAGTGCTGAATGGTTTGCTCCTGCAGGTTTAAATAGAGGTGGTATTGGTGGTGTTATTCAAGCTGAAAGAAAATTATCACCATCAGATCGTGATACATTATATGCTGGTAAAGTTAATCCAATTGCTACTTTCCCTAATATTGGAGTTACAGCATATGGTCAGAAAACATTACAATCAAAAGCTAGTGCTTTAGATAGAATTAATGTAAGAAGATTATTAATCGCTCTTAAGAGATATATTGGTAACGTAGCTAAATCATTAGTATTTGAACAAAATACAACTGTAACAAGAAATAGATTCTTAGCTCAAGTTACTCCATACTTAGAAAGTGTTCAACAAAAACAAGGTTTATATACATTCCAAGTAATAATGGATGATTCAAACAACACACCTGATGTAATCGACAGAAACCAATTAGTAGGTCAAATATTTTTACAACCAACTAAGACTGCTGAATTTATCAGATTAGACTTTAACGTTCAACCAACTGGTGCAACATTCGCTTAATATTTAAATAAAACATAAAAATGGAAAATAAGAAAATCAAAGTACGTATTCCTAAAGAATTAGCTGAAGCAATTAAGAAAAAAGTAGCTGATAAAAAAGCTAAAGAAGAAAAAGACAAAAAAGATAAACTTGAAGAATCTGAGCAGTTAAATGAGCTTAGTCCTGAAGCAATGGAAGCTCTTCAAGCGATTGGTGGCTTCGCTGGTTTAGCAGGTGTAGCATTCGGTATTGTTAAAGCCGGTGTAGCACAAGCTAAAAAAGAATTAGTTGCTAAGTTTAAAGCAGCCGGTAAAGAAGTTCCAGATCCAAAAACATTAGACGCATTAGCTACTAAAGCATTTAAAGGTGCTATGGATAGAGCTACAGGCGCTGGCTCAGGTGCTAGTACACCTGATGTTAAGATCTAAGGTTTTCTCTAGTAGTATATTTATATCAAACACAACACAACATGGCAGTATTAGACCCAAATGAAATAATGTTTACCGCGTTTGAACCAAAAGTTCAAAACCGCTTTGCGATGTATATCGACGGTATTCCAACATACATGATCAAAAAAGCATCGTCTCCAAGCTTTAACGCAGGTGAAATAATTTTAGACCACATCAACGTTTACCGTAAAGTTAAAGGTAAAGTTAGATGGAATGATATGAACATAGAATTATATGATCCTATCGCTCCAAGTGGTGCACAAGCAGTAATGGAGTGGGCCCGTTTAGCCCATGAGTCAGTAACAGGTAGAGATGGATATAGTGATTTCTATAAAAAAGATTTACGCTTTGACGTTTTAGGTCCTGTTGGTGATGTAGTAGGTGAATGGATCATAAAAGGTGCTTATGTAAAGGAAGCTAACTTTGGTGAGTATGATTGGTCTAATGATCAATATATCACAATAGCTCTTACAATTGCCATGGATTATTGTATCTTAAACTACTAATTTTCCATTAAAT